TGGAGCAAGATTTAGAATACTTCAGGAACAACCCTGAAGATGCCAAGTTTTTTGATAAAATGCTAGATAAGTATAAAAACTCCTCAGATGAGGTTAAAACTATTTTGAAGTCGTTTTTGTGTGATAAGATGTTAGAGGATAATCCCACCTATCTTTTACAAAAAATTGCAGAAGAGAATCCAAAAAAGATTATTTACTGCAATACGCAAGATGATCCTTTCTTTATGATTTGAGGTTTGTATGTCGTTTCAATTCCCGCCCAATGCAATAGGCTCTTCGGGATTTACTAGAGGTGAGCCTTTAATTACTCCCGAGCAGTTAAAAACTCGTTATTTGTTTGGTATCGACTTAACCGATAAAAATGGAAACACACTTCCAGATGAAGTTTTACAACACCAAATTAATTCGGCAATTTCTTATGTCGAGCATAAGTTGGATATTATTATCATGCCTACTGAAATAGTAGATAGGCATGATTATAGGCTTACAGATTATCAAAATTTTAATTTCATACAGCTAAAAAAGCGTCCCACGATGCAGATTAAGTTTATAAAGGCTAAGTTTCCAAATAATCAAGAACTAATAGACTACCCGTTAGATTGGGTCGTCTTAGAAAAGGAAACATCTCAGCTTCAGCTTGCACCAGTTAACGGCTCTTTTAATGGGCTTATACTTACAAATGGCGGATATTCCATGCCTTTGATTTTTGGGACTCGTGATTATTGGCCTCATATGTTTGAGATTACTTATATTGCGGGATTTTGTAACGACCAAGTTCCCATAATTATTAATGAAATGATTGGGTTACAGGCTTCAATTTCAGTATTTGAAATTTTAAGGGACATTGTTTTTGGTCCTGTTGCATCAGAAAGTACTAGTGTTGACGGAGCTTCTACAAATCGTAGTATAGTCGCTCAAGGCCCATATGGTCCAAAAATAGAATCCTATACTAGGAGATTACAAGAGTATTTTAAGGTAGCGCATAAATATTACAACGGCTTTTCATTTGTAGTGCCTTAAGGATTTTTGCTATGAGTAAAGACGCAAAAAATTTTGTTAAATCTTACATAAAAAAGTCTTATGACTATCAGAATAGTCAGGTGATAATTGATTCAAAAGATCAACAGGCGGCAGAGGAAGGAGTTCCAAAGCAATTCCTTAAGTATATGTCAGATCATATAACTGAAGGAAAAACTATTCATAAAATCCCATTACAAAAGGGTTCTTTAACGATCGCTAATAAAGACTCTAATCTTTTTACTGGATTTTTTTCTGATGAGCAAGGTCAAATCATAGAGAAGTTTGATGCTCACACTTTAGAGATGATTGCTAAAACTTTAATGGTAAAGAGATTGGTTACTGATCACGATTTATACCAAGAAGATGAAGATTTAAAGGATCGGCCAACAGCAACTCCTTCAAATGCCCCTGTGCAGATGCGAATTAAGTTTGGGGATGTGGAAATCGAATTGAAAAAGTCCATAAGAAAGTTTGTAGATGATTTTCGTAAGGCTAGGACTTTTGACGAGCAGATTTTGAGTAAGGCTATTCAATCTTGGAGGCGTCAGCAAAAGTTTAGCAATTTCTCTTCGGATCAGGAAGCGGCTGAGGCTTTATTGCGGGAATGGGAAATACACAAGGAAGGTTTCAGTCAGACGGTGTTTGCTATTAAGCAGATGACGAGGGACTAATGTCTAAGCTTAAAGACTTTATTATTTCTAAAAAAGTTGCTAAGTTTATGAAGTCTCAAGCAGACGCCAAGATACCTGACCAAGGTTGTTATGTTACTTTATACAATAACATGTATAAAGTCCTTACTAAGTCTGATTCAAAAATTTGTATTTTAGAAGATCATAGAGCTAACAAGTTTGCAATACCCAGAGAAAAGTTAGCAAAGTTACTAAGCGAGCTTGAACGAGGTGGTGCGGATTTAGGAAAGTCTTGGTGGAAAGAGGCATGGCGTGCTCGTTATGCCGAAAAACAATCAAACGCAAATCCATCGGGTGCACACAGCAGTTCAGGTTCCGACTCTGGAGGAGCTTCTGGACACCGAGGAAGACATGCTGATCCAATTGGAACGGAACGTAACGGCAGAAAAAAGGTTATGGGTAAAAATGGCCAACCTATGTGGGTAAGTGTAGATTCTGGAATTGAATATGGACATCATGAGGGTGATTATAAGCCTAAAGAATCTCCAACAAAAGAAGAGGTAGAAACTCATTTTAAAAATTTTGTAGCAGGGCTTAAAGATAAAGGAATACACGTAAGTCCCGAAGAGGAAAGGAGCCTAAAAGTTGGGCTTAGAAGGCTTCTAGAAGTTAGAGTAGAGAGGGATAATGCGTACGGGGAGTGGGAGAATACCCGTGCTAAAGGTGGTGTAGGGGTTAAGGCTTTATTGAAGCGTGCGAAGCGCATGGATGAGGTTCTTGAGAACAATCGCCAAAAACTGCGCAAGGATATAGAAGCTTTAAGGGATAAGTATAGAAAAATGGACAAAAAATAGGCGGAGTAGGTGTTAAAATGGAAAATAAAAAATCAGAGCATAAAGGTAATGCCGTGAAGAAACTGGACCCTGAGAAACGAAAGAAGATGAAAAAGCTTGTCCAAGAGCTTAAAAGCAAGCACAAGCAAGCTTTAAAGGAGAAGGATAAAGAGCCAAAAAGAAAAAAACAGGAGGAGTTAGTATTAGTCGGTCCTAAAGGTGGGAAGTTTGTTCAGACTAGTACTGGTCAAAGACGATACGTAGAAGATGTTGAGAAGTCGTTAGAACTATTCTTAAGAAAAACCAAAAATTCAGACTCAAAGTCATAGTAAAAAGGTCAACTATTTTATAGATAAGGAGAAGATATGGAAGAGCTTAAAACACAAAAAGAAAAAGTTGCAACGTTAGTCAAAGCCTTGCCTGTTGAAAAGGTTCAAATTATTAAAAAGGCGGTGGCTAAAAAGTTGGCAAAAAGTTTTGAAGGTAAGGAAGTTTCAAACGAGAAGGCTTCTTTAATTGCTGTAGATGTTTTGTTGAAGGCTTTACAGGCTGGATATGATTCGTTTGTAGCAGCTCCTCCAGCTCCAGGTTCTGAGTCTGAAAAGGTAGCTCAAGCGGCAGGGGTTCAAGTTATTCAAGATCCTACTCAAACTAAGGAAGTAAAGTTTTCTAACGGGCTTTTTCAGAATTTTCAACTTGGTAGCGTGATCATTAATAGTCCAGAAGGAGCTGCCTTGGTTAACACAAGAAAACCCGTGATGGATTATGTTTCTGCTGCTGGAAAAACCGCGAACAAAACCTATAGCGCAGAAGAATTAAAACAAGAGTTAGAGCAAAAACAAGAAGCTCCTAAGAAGGGTTAAAATGGGATGCGGTAGTTCTAAGGCTGATGGTCCTAATTCAGACAAGAAGCTTAAGGGCCGTAAGTCCATAACTCCTAGAGAGTTTGCTAAAATCAAAAAGATGTTGAAGAATGGGTAAGCCGTTAACAAGTGGTATAAATGCAATCAACCTCAACCAATTAGTTGAGGACTTAGGAATAAGGGTTCGTATTTGGAAGTCTACGACGTGTCCAAATATGAAGTCTATTGAATCGTTTGATCACGACCCTACTTGTAATATTTGTGATAACAACATGATCGACTTTGATTGTTACGAGTCGATTGCTATATTCCAACAACAAGATTTAGTTGAGCAGTTCAAGGTTCATGGTACTTTTCATATTGATGAGGTGCTTGCTACTTTTAAAATCGGAATAAGCCTTCAAACTTTTGCTAAAATCGAGGTTTTAGATTTTGTAGAGGACTTTTACGAATTGATTCAGCGTCGCAAAGTCACATCTAACCCTAATAGCCTTATTGATGTTTTAAAATACTCAGCATGTTCTGTTGATGCGGTTTTTGTAGTTAGGGGCAACACTACTGTCCGTTTTTATGAGGGTGCTGATTTTGAAATAGATGTTAATGGTTCAATACGCTGGCTAGGAACAAATCGCCCTAATGACAAAGAAATATATTCCGTCTACTATAAGTTTCACCCAGTATTTCGTGCTGTGAAAGCTGTTCATCGACATCGTTATTCTCAGTATAATGTTCTTAGGGATTTAAAAAATTCTTCCATTCCCGAGACAGCTTACAAAACATTAGACAACAGAACATATGTAAAACTTCCTGAAACTTGGGTATTAAAAAGGGATTATCTCTTGGATCGTAAGGATCAGACGCAAACTACACCGACTATTTTACAACCTAACGATTACTATGATCCGAATGAGTAGCCATGAGTGTTAAGGTAAAATTAAACTTGAATATTAAAGAGCTTTTGAAGGATATTGAGCCTAGGCTAAAGGCGGCTGGTGCAGCAACTGCTGGTATGTTATATCAACGAGGTTTTGAGCTTGCTAGGCAAGGTTTTGGACGTAGCGGTTTTAATCATTGGAGAAATGGTTATAAGTTTTCTAAGGTTGACGACGGTCTTTATGTAATTGCTGTAGAAGGTAAGTTTGCGATGATGATGGAAGACGGTATAAAAACTGGAGAAATCTCTAGAATGATTATGCAAGGTACTAGGGCTGCTTATAATAGGTCGCAAGGCAAAGATTATGTAGATGTTCCTTTATTTAAGGATGGTGGCCAATCTAATAGTATTCGTATTGGTGGTGAGAAGTTTGAGATTAATGCTTTTAAAAATTCAGATGAATTAATGAAGCAATTTTCAAAACCGACATTAAAGCAGGTAACTTTTACTAGGGGGAAGTCAATTGAGCGGGAGGAGAGGATAATACAGAGGTCTAAAAAAATAGAGGGACTTATTAGGTCTCAGGACCCTAAAAGCGGGAATACGGCTTATTTGACGATTCGTAGGGTGACTGACGAATCGGTCTGGCCAGAAACCCCTTACGAAGGTCAAAAAATACTTGATAAGTTGGAGTTGGAAGTTGAGCAAATTTTTAGTAATATGATAGAACAGTTTATGAGGAATTAAATGGGCGCACCGTTAACAGAGTTTGTAATTGAGACAGTTTTAAGGGACGGAATTGGAAATATCCGAGCGAATCCCACTATTTTGGATGACTTATTTAGCAAATTTACCGCCACATTTTTTAATAATCAGTACGGCACATCCAAAATTAACCAACTTAAACAATATATTAACGACAACCAAGTAAAAATAGTCCACTCTTTTGCTCAAGTACCGACTAATACCCCTTGTTTTTCGATTCAAATTCTAAAAAGCTCGGAGACCCCAAGGCTTCAGCAATTTAGTAATGAATATGAAGAGGTGG